CTATCAAGAAATACGCAGAACTATCAAAAAGCATGTAGAACTAGGAATAGCATGAACATAGAGATACACACCCTTGCCTGGCCCAATACCAACGTGAAGATGGTGGAGGCACACACCAATACCTGTAAGCACTTAGGTCTGGATGTGGCGTACCACATGACACAGACCCCGCACGGCAAGTGGATGGACATCGTTATGGACAACAGCACTGCGGACGTTGTTGGCTTTCTGGACATCGACTGTGTTCCTACCAATCCAGGCGTTGTAAACACTGCTGCGGCGTGGGCTGCCCAGAATGAGTCGTTTGTGGGCATAGCGCAGGCAAGTAACCACATCTGGCCTAAGTCGCACATATTCGCTGCGCCTGCTTTCTTTTTCATGTGGCGCGAAGCCTGGACAGAGTTGCGTAAACCTACCTTCTCAGAGACAGAACAGAGTGATGTGGCAGAGAACGTGTGCTACGCCGCAGAGATGGCTGGGCTACGTTACAAGACTTTGTTCCCTACCCACTGGACAGCAGAGCCGGAGGAAGGCGCTTGGCGGCTGCATACCTACGGGCTGTACGGCATAGGCACTCACTTTGAGGAAGGTGTGTACCACCTGTACCAAGGTCGTATGGACAAGAACGTACAGATGTTTGTTAACACTTGCGACAGCATCATCAAGGGCAACCTGTCTACCCAGTTCCTGATTCCCACCAAAGCACCCTACCACGGACGTATCGTCCCATGAAGTTTGACCTACAGAAGTTCTACAAGTTTTGCTCAGAACTGAAGATTGAAACCAAGGAGGAAGGTCTCAAGAAGATGGGGCAACTGCTGGGGACGCAGACGTATGTCATGGAAGAAATACAGAAAGGTCTAGCGCAAGATGTCCACTTCTTTGTCATTCTCAAAGGCCGTCAGTTGGGTATTACCACTGTCAGCTTGGCACTTGACCTCTATTGGCAATTTACCCACCCAGGCTGGCAAGGAACGCTGGTGGCTGATACAGAAGAGAACAGAGACATGTTTCGGTCTACTCTCGCTATGTATATGGAAGGGTTACCCAAAGAGTACAAGATTCCGTTGGTTGCCCACAATAGAAACCAAATGGTTCTTAAAAACAGGAGCCGAATCTTCTATCAAATTGCGGGAAATAAGTCTCGGCTGGGGCAGGGCAAAGCCATCACTTACTTGCACGGTACAGAGACAGCCTCCTGGGGCAATGAGGAAGGTCTAGCTTCCCTGATAGCCTCGCTGGCAGAAAAGAACCCTGAGAGACTCTACATGTTTGAGAGTACCGCCCAGGGCTTTAACATGTTCCACGACATGTACAAGACTGCCAAGTCTGCTAAGACCCAGCGTGCCATCTTCTGCGGATGGTGGCGTAATGAATACTATTCCGTTCCTGCGGACAGCAACATCTACAAGGTCTACTGGGATGGCAAGTTAAGCCCAGAAGAACGGGAGTGGACGAAAGATATAAAGAAGTTATACGGCGTGGAGATAAACTCCAGACAGATGGCCTGGTGGCGGTGGAAGATGCTGGAAGGTATTAAGGATGAATCCCTGATGTACCAGGAGTTCCCGCCTACAGAGGACTATGCCTTTGTGATGACAGGCACTTCCTTCTTCTCTAGCAGCCGCTGCACTGACGCTGCCAAGGTTGCGAAGAAAACTCTGCCTGACTGCTACCGCTACATCTTTGGGCAGAACTTCCAAGACACAGAAGTCATGCGCTCCACAGAGCGGCTGGGTACGCTGCGGGTCTGGGAAGAGCCTAACGATGCCGCCTACTACGTCATCGGTGCTGACCCTGCCTACGGTTCTTCTGATTGGGCAGACCGCTTCTGCATCCAAGTCTTTAGGGTGTATGCCAACGGCTTAGACCAGGTGGCAGAGTTTGCTACCAGCGAGATGAACACCTACCAGTTTGCTTGGGTGATTGCCCACCTTGCCGGAGCCTACAAGAACTCCACCCTCAACTTGGAGGTCAACGGCCCTGGGCAGGCGGTCATCAACGAAATCAGAACGCTGCGCCGGACAGCAGCAAGCATGGGCAACGTCATGGGCAAAGACTTGATGGACGTACTTGGCAACATGCAGAACTATCTCTGGCGCAGGAATGACAACCTCGGCGGCCCTGGTAACAGCATGGGGTACTTGACTACCAGCAGCACTAAAGAGCGTATGCTGGCGTACTACAAGGACTACTTTGAGCGCGGGATGATGAACGTGTTCAGCATGGACTTGTTGGAAGAGATGAAGACCATTGTGCGCGAGAATGGATTCATAGGCGCACCTGGCAGAGCCAAGGATGACAGGGTGATTGCCGCCGCGCTGGCCTGTGTAGCCTACGCAGAACAAGTCCAGCCCCGCCTAATAGCCGCCAAGCTCACCCGAGAGATTAGTGTTGCAAAAGAAATGCGGTCAGCAGAAGAGTTATCCACAGCTACCAACGTCAGCAACTACCTCAAGCGGATAGGAATGTACGGGTCATGAAGGCTTTAACCAAACAAGAACTGTTTCGTCAGATGAAGCGGTTTGTAAAAGACAGGGAAAGAGGCATCTCTATAGACTTGTTTTGCCGTCTTGCGGGCATAAGTACCGTGCAGTTCTACGAAGTATTTGTCCACAGGACTTATCCACAGACCGAAATGATGCAATTGCGGGTCAGCAAGGCCTACCAGCAGTGGAAAGAGGGCAACGTGAAGGTTATGCGCCGCAAAGACAACACCCGCTATGTGGAGTACAGACGGGAGCCACAGCCCGCCATGATGCCTGGTATGGGGCTAAAAGTTACGCCAGACGGCATAAAAATCAAGGTTGGAATGGTCAACCGCCATGATTACAGTGAAATTGACCTACAGGAAGCACTTAGAGGGTAACTATGGCTATATTGAGAGACTACTACTGCGAATCACACGGTGTATTTGAAGCATGGGAGCCTGAGTGCCCTATGAAGCACTGCAAGGCCACCATTTCTATCATCCACCTCAAACCAGTGGGGATGAAGTCCGCAAAGACCGCCAAGACGGACAAAACGCTAGAAGGATTGGCAAAAGACTTTCAAATGACGGACATCAAGTCCACCAAGGAGGGCGAACACCAAACTGGCTACCTCAAGCGGAACAATAAGCTCACTGACAAGGAATATGCAGAGGCTACAGCCGCCAGTGAGCACTTTGAGAACCAGAATGAGAGCCAAAAGCAGAAGGAAGGACGGGCTGGTGATGCCGCTATCTGGGGTAACGGCGGGAACATCTCCATGAAGTCAGTCCTTGGCGGGCAATTCAAGTCCGTGGCGGGAGAGTCTGTGGGCATCAATCCCCGTGAAGCGGGCAATTTGACAGGGCCAAAGCCAGCAAGTTATATTCCAGACCACGAAAACCTTTCGGTTCCTAAACCATGAGAATCCCCAAAGAGCCAGTACAGAGGGAATTGTTCTACCTTGACCTGATACAGAAGTGTCTTGTCTCTCGGGAAGAGCGCCGCCCCGACTATGCCTCGCTGCGTAGCTACTACCTCTTTGGGAATGCGCCTAGTGAAACGCCCGCAATCTTCAACAAAATCTATCCGCACATTGACCAGCTAACCTCGTTCTTGTATTCAGCAGAGACAACCCGCTTCTCTATCAACCTGGGTGCGGCAGTCCATGAGCTAGAGCACCGCAAGATTCCCGTGCTGACCCGCGCACTCAACGATGAGTGGCTCAACAGCAATGCTGACCAGGTGTTCTCGCAGGCAGTCTCTTGGTCTTTGTGCTACAGCTCTACCTTTGTCAAACTCATCATGAACAACGGCATTCACCCGTACATGGTGGAGCCTGGAAGCATGGGTGTGTTGCGGGAAGATACCCCTTACACCGACAGGCAAGAAGCTATTGTCCAGAGCTACTACATCACCAAGTCGGAGTTGTACGCACGGCTGTACAACCACCCGCAGCGGGAGGCTATCGTCAAGCGCGTGAGTGCAACGCAGCATGAGCGCACAGAGATTGCCAACGGGGTAGAGCGCATCATCTTGTCTGCGTCCAACCCGACCATGTACGGTAACGTCAACCTCGACCTTGCTGGCAACAACAAGTACAAGGCCACGGTGTCGGAAGAGACTGTGGAAATGATTGAGCTGTGGGTGTGGAACGATGACATTGC